TTTACGTTTTACCATGTACCTTTACTTTCGTTTTACGTTTTACCATGTACCTTTACTTTCGTTTTACGTTTTACCATGTACCTTTACTTTCGTTTTACGTTTTACCATGTACTTCGTTTTACGATGAACACATCTCGCAAACATATTCTTCCTCTTCACTACCAACAGAATGCTGCGTTTTCTCTGGCTCAATCGTAAATTGCTGCGCCTGGTGACGAGCACGCCTTCTCAAATAATAAATCCCGGTTTTCAACCCTTTTTGCCATGCATAAAAATGCATAGACGTCAAATTCGCATATGTCGGATCCTCCAACCACAAATTCAAACTCTGCGATTGACATATAAATGCCCCACGATCCGCCGCCATATCTATCAAATTGCGCATCGGAATCTCCCATACAGTCTTGTATTTGTCACGAATTCCTTGTGGCACCATATCAAGTGTTTGTATAGAACCATTGTTTGCAATAATATGATTCTTGATTCGCTCGTTCCATAAATCCAGTTTAATCAAATCATTCATCATATATTTATTCGCCAACACAAATTCGCCGGCATTTGTTCGCCGGGAATAAATATTCGATGTAATCGGCTCAATACATTCGTTGAAACCGAGGATCTGCGATGTGGATGCTGTTGGCATTGGGGCCAAAAGCAGCGAATTTCTCAACCCAATTTTTTGAATATTCGTTTTCAATTGTTCCCAATCATATCTCGTGTTATCTACTTCTACGTCCCACATATCGAACTGCAACAACCCTTGACTTGCAGGCGAACCCTCAAACGTCTCATATGCTCCTTCTTCCCGCGCAAGTTCACATGACTGTTCCAACGCCGCATGATAAATCGTCTCGAATATATGCCGATTTATCGATTTCGCTTCGTCGCTGTAAAACGGCAGCCCCAAAATCATAAAGACATCTGCGAGACCTTGCACCCCAATACCAATAGGTCTATGCCGCATATTGCTTATCCTCGTTTTTTCAGTGGGATAATAATTCACGTCAATCACGCGATTCAAATTACGAGTCACTACTTTGGCCACTTGATGCAACTTGGCATAATTTACTGTTGGTACTTTTTCACTATATTCAATGAAAGTTGGAAGAGCGATTGACGCCAAATTACAAACTGCGGTCTCATTATGGTCAGAGTACTGTATAATTTCTGAACATAAATTGCTCGATTTAATAGTGCCCAGGTTCTTTTGATTCGATTTTTTGTTCGCAGCGTCTTTATAACAAAGATAGGGTGTACCAGTTTCCATCTGCGCGTCCATTATTTTGAACCACAATTCGCGTGCTTGCACGGTTACCCTGCCTTTACCCGCTTTTTCATACGTCTCGTATAATTCGGCGAACTCATCGCCGTATACATCCGCAAGTCCAGGACACTCGTCGGGACACATCAATGTCCACGTACTGTTTGCTTTCACACGTTCCATGAATAAATCGGGGATCCATAGAGCATAAAAGAGGTCACGCGCTTTCAATTCTTCATCACCGTGATTTTTACGCATCTGTAGGAACATTTCAATATCTGCATGCCATGGTTCCAAATAAATTGCGAAAGAACCATTACGCTTTCCACCTCCTTGATCAACATATTTCGCAGTGTTATTGAATACTCGTAACATAGGAACAATTCCATTTGATGTTCCGTTCGTTCCGCGAATATGTGAACCCGTTGCTCGCACATTATGTATATGCAAACCAATACCGCCAGCCATTTTCGAAATCAGTGCACAATCCTTCAAAGTATTATAAATACCTTCAATACTGTCTTCCTCCATGGCAATCAAAAAACACGAGCTCAATTGGGGCCTCGGTGTCCCGCAATTAAAAAGCGTCGGCGTTGCATGAGTAAAATATTTCTGTGACATTAAATCATACGTCTCCTTGATTAGCACCAAATCTTGCTCATATGTCGCCTTGCCATGCCCGTGAATACCAATAGCAACACGCATCCACATATGCTGCGGTCTCTCCACCGTTCTGCCATTTATTTTCGTCAAATAAGACCTCTCCAACGTCTTGAACCCGAAATAATCAATCAAGTAATCACGATCATACGAAATCATCGCTTCAATCTCTTCACCAAAATCCACGAGCAAATCATGCAAATCATCCGAAACAAGCGACGACTTTTGCCCCTGTTTGTCCTTGAATTCGTACAACTGTTCCATTGTATCAACAAATGAATTGCCAGTGTTTTTCATATGATTCGACACTACAATACGACCTGCCAAGACATTGTAATCAGGATGAATCGACGCCATGGACGCACACTGTTCAGCAGTGAGTTCATCGATTTTCGTTGTCGAAATACCATCGTACAATTGGTCAATCACTTTCATTGCAAGCGCGGTGAAATTCAGCTTAATTTCGACTTCTTTTCCAATACGCTTGATACGCCGCAAAATTTTGTCGAATGAAACCGTTTCACAATCGCCACTGCGTTTCATAACACGCATCTCATCTGTATTTTCATTCATGTTGGTATTATAGTCAAAAAATTTCTATGTAGTTTTATTTTATAATTATATAATAAATGCCAAAAAATATTCCGCAGTCGGGAGATTACATGAATTCTATCGAATTCAATAAATTGTTACGAGGCGACAATTTAGACCATTTAAGTATTTTCAAAGTTCAGAATCCATCGAGTATCAAATATAATTCAAAGAACCCGGATTCTTTATTGAGAAAAAGCCTGGTAAATTATGTGAATAAACCCTCATATTCCAAATTGAGAAAAAGCGTAAAACGCCGTGATATACAAAGTATCCAAAGAAAAAATTCAATAAGACAACGTCAATCTTTTAAAAAAACATCACCACCAAGAGCAGCACCACAACGTGCATCAAATATTCCATTTATATTCAAAGGAAAACCGAATTATGTTATTGTAGATGAAAGACGTACATATACAGATTTACTGAAATTTTTGTTCAAAGGTGATACAAATAAAGAAATATTTATATTGAATTCTCTTGGTATAGCAATAAATAAAATTACCAAAATGAATGAAAAAATAACCCAAAATATTTTGTGGATTCAGGACACAAATCGAGCGACAATTGATCCTGTTGGACCACGCCAATCATTCAATTGCCCGCCTGGATATAGCGGATGGCGATTCATTCGCGGAGACGGCGATTGTTATTATCGTTCCGTCATTTTCGGAATCATTGAACAATTTATACAAAATCCAAGAATTCGTAAACAGGGGTTTCAATTATTATTCAAAAAATTCAACGAAATAACTAGATACATGAATAAAGAACTCGCTTTGAGTCATGGCGATTTAATGCGAAAAATACAACAAGCAATTGAATCGAAAACTTGGCAAAACTTACAAAATTTTGAAGCGGATGTAATTCAAAATATAGACATTCCATTGATACGCGCATGCCGATTATTTCTATCCAATTATTTGAAAACGAATAAATCAATAAATGGAATTGACATAAAACAAGCCATTGAATCTGAAAAACCATTCGCCGAATACATCAAAGATGTAGAAACAATGGGAATATATGCATACGGTCTATGTATCGATGCCGCAATTCTTCCTTTGTCTTTGAATTTTATGCAAAATATTGTAGACCCTGTAAATAAATACACACAAGAATCCCAACGTATTCAAACACCATTCGGCGTAATTGATTTGTATTATCACGACGAACATTACGACTTGTTATACAGATAAATGCCCACTTTTGGTAATAACCAATTGTTTCGTAAAAACAAAGCGTTCGTGATGCATAATACGTCTGCGCAAATTACACCTTAAACATGCAATTTCTACATTGTCGCAATTATGACCACGTGAATTATCCATTCGATCCAGCGTCCATTGTTTAGGTTCTCTTACAAATTCGTAAATAAGTTGAACGGGTTCTTTGCAGTAAAAACACGTCGGTGAATTAACCAGTTTATTTATGACAAAATTGAAATCAACGAATTCTGTTGGTATGTAGAGGGATTTTTCCAAATCTTGGGTTTTATATCCGTAGATTTTTTGATGTATTTGTTGAATTAGTATTTTCGTGTTTTTGTCATTGTCTTTTTCTTTTTGTACGTTTACGGTTTCTTTGTTGACTATTTTTCGAAGAATTTGATGTTGGTTATCGATTTTTAAGTCGTCTTCAGTGAATATCCATTTATTCGATTTCGTAATTACGCGTTTTGATTTTTCTTTGATGACTTTTTCAGATTTTTGTTGGGGTTTTTCAATTGGTTGAAGAATTACTTTTTTTGATTCATTTTGCATTTATATAATATAAATGCAATATTTATTTGGCACTAGCATATAATACAATTGTATTATTTATGAAGTTGAAGAAAAGATGGTAAATAAAAAGAAAACCATAAAATAAAAAAATATATACCAGGATTTTTTGTTTGTAAATAAGTTGCAGATAATGAATTCAAACCTATAAGTAAAACGGCAGTAAGACCTATAGCAAGAGGATTTACTGGATTAAAAAATCTACTAAATAATACTTTAAAAACATATTCTTGAATATTTGGAAACTCGTATACATCAGAATCAGAACCTGCATCATAATCAAGATAATATTTATAAAATTCTTTTGCGGTTTTTGAAGATCTTTCATATTCGATTCTTGCAAATGCTATAAATAATCCTATTATGAAAAATACCCCAAACATTGCACCAAGTTGATCATTTATACTAGGTAAAAATCCACAAATCAGTAATACAGATGTAATGAAAAATAAAATCATAGAAAAATAATTTGCACCTTCTAATCTTTTATGTTTTCCAATACCTGACAGCATTTGTAATGATCCAATATCACTTGCTATTGGATCTTTTGTATATCTTATAATATTTGTAATGAATGTTTGATAAATAAATGGCGTTCCAGCCATAATACCTATAATAAATACTGCTATTGCTCCAAAATTTAGCAACATTCTCAACAATGTATTTGTAGATTTTTCATCAGAATAAATATTGGCTAAAGGTATTTGTAATACAGGATCTTGCTGTATTTCATCACCTTGTTCATCAATTGGAACACAATATACTGTTTGCATACTAGCCATTGTCAATTATAATAAAGATATATATTTTTACATAGCGAAATTATCAAAAATAAATTTTACACACTTTGTATCATATGACATACATTGGATTCACTTCGATATATTTTATTACATCTACCAAAAATATTTTTGTCACTATTTGAGTCCTCAAAAATTATTTTTATCGGCTACTAGTTCAAACAGAGTTTCTCCCATTTTTCTTTTTGAACGGTGTAATATGATAATTATCCGTTATCGTAATTTTTTACAAATAATATATATTTTGTTATTATAAATTTGTATTATATGATCAAAATATCCAAAACAAAATTGGGTAAATTTAAAGTTGAACAATTATCAAAAGACAATCATAATCCTACTCCTTCTACAAATACATCATTCAATATAAATACTTTTAAAGAAGAAATAAAAAAATTTGATCCAGGTTCTGATATAATAATAAATCTTTCTACAAAAAAATATTATAAAGTACCAAGAGTCATACCAACAACTACAAATTCAAATTTATTAGGACAGGTAGTAGAAGAACCATCTATTCAAAAAATGGAAGATTCTGTTGCAATAAAAAACGAACAAGAAACAAAACGACAACAACAAATGGTGCCGGAAGATTCTGTAATTGTTCCAACAGCATTGACAAGTATAATTGCAATCGAAAAGGAAGAAGAAATAAAACGACAACAACAATCAATACTTGCAGCTGCAGCGGCGTTGGTAGCAAATAAAAAAATGAAAGAACAAGAAACAAAACGACAACAACAAATGGTGCCGGAAGATTCTGTAATTGTTCCAACAGCACTGACAAGTATAATTGCAATCGAAAAGGAAGAAGAAACAAAACGACAAAAATCAATACTTGCAGCTGCAGCGGCGTTGGTAGCAAATAAAAAAATGAAAGAACAGGAACAAATCGTTGCAAATGAAATAGTACCGGAAGATTCTGTAATTGTTCCAACAGCACTGACAAGTATAATTGCAATCGAAAACGAAGAAGAAACAAAACGACAAAAATCAATACTTGAAGCTGCAGCGGCGTTGGTAGCAAATAAAAAAATGAAAGAACAGGAACAAATCGTTGCAAATGAAATAGCAACAGTTGTAGGTACTTCTTCAATGATAATCGCAGAGAATGAAAATAATGTATCAATTGAATTAAATCATACACAAAAACATGAATATGGAAATGAGGATAATGAAGATGAAAGTAAAGAAGATGAAGATGAATCTAATGAAGATGAAAGCGATCATGGAATAATAGATATTAATGATGTTGAATTAGTAGTAGAACAAAATGATGCAGAAAATGAAATAAATGAAAAAATAATATCAACTGCAATAGCAAGTATAATTGCAATCGAAAAAGAAAATACTGGTATAATTATTGTTGAAAAACATGAAAAAGATGAAAAACATGAAAAAGATGAAAAAGATGAAACCGAATCAATTTTTAAATTTGAAGGACAAAATCATCTTAAATCATCATATTCACAATTACCACAAGATGTACTACCACTACTACCAAAGCCACCATCGCCATCATCATCACCACCACCATCACAATCTGAAGCTGTTTCACTACAATCTGATTCATCATCATCACAATCTGTTTCACCACAATCTGTTTCACCACAATCTCTTTCACCACAATATCTTTCACCACAATATTATTCATCACAATATAATTCACCACAATCTCATTTACAATCACTTGATTCAAAATCACCTGATAATTTTTCATCACCTATTTCTTCAGCACCATCAACACCTATTTCTTCACCACCATCAACACCTATTTCTTCACCACCATCAACACCTATTTCTTCACCACGATACAACAGAGTTAAAGAACAACAACCAATTAGAATTGTACAACCAAGTAGAACTACAACAATAGAGGTTAAACCTGTTAAACCTGTTAAACCTGTTGAACCTGTTGAACCTGTTGAACCTGTTGAACCTGTTGAAAGAAAAGAAGAAGAATCTCATGAAGATGACAATAAAGTTGTTGAATCATTACCAATAAATCATTGGAAAATAGCAAAACGTCTTAATGGTGGTTCTCAAAATGATACAATATATAAATTGACAATAACAAAATTAAACAAAATCAGAATAGAAGAAGAAACAAAAGTCACTTCGGAATTATCAAATTTCAATTATTTTGTTTATTCTTCTTCTATAATAAATGAATTAATTACATTAATACAAAAACATATTAGTGGTTTATACATAAAATTTGATAATGGTAAAATACAATTTGCAACAAAAGATGATGTGACATCAGAATCAAAATCAGAATCAGAATCAAAAAGAGATTCAGATTCAAAAATAGAAAAAATAGTTGAAAAAAAAAAGGAAGCACTAGAAACAGGACCAAATGCACTTGTAAGTTCTTCAATTGTTTCGATAATTGAATCAGAAGCTAACCAAAAAAAACAACAAGCGGTAATGTTAGCTGCAGCACAACTATTATCTCAAAAATTAAAAAATCAAGAAAAAGAAAAACTAGAAGCACAACCAAATGCAATTGTAAGTTCTTCAATTGTTTCAATAATTGAATCAGAAGCTAACCAAAAAAAACAACAAGCAGTAATGTTAGCTGCAGCACAACTAGTATCTCAAAAATTAAAAAATCAAGAAAAAGAAAAACTAGAAGCACAACCAAATGCAATTGTAAGTTCTTCAATTGTTTCAATAATTGAATCAGAAGCTAACCAAAAAAAACAACAAGCGGTAATGTTATCTGCAGCACAACTAGTATCTCAAAAATTAAAAAAAGAAGCAGCAGAAAGACAACAAAATGCAATTGTAAGTTCTTCAATTGTTGCAATAATTGAATCGGAAGCCGAAACAGCAAGATTAGCTGCCGAAAAAGCAAGACTAGTTGCCGAAAAAGCAAGACTAGCAAAATTGGCTGCAGAAGCAGAAGTATCACGAAATGCGGTTGTAGCTTCTTCAGTTGTTACAATACTTGAATCAGAATTGAAAGCAAAACAAGATAGAGAAAATGAATTAGAGAGAAAAGAAAAACTTGCAAAATTAAAAGAAGAAGAAGTTGCAAGATTAGAAGCTCAACAAAATGCAGTTGTAGGTACTTCAGTTGTTACAATACTTGAATCAGAATTGAAAATACAACAAGATAGAGAAAATGCAAAGTTAGAAGCAAAATTAAAACAAGAAGAAGAAGCTTCAAAATTAAAAGAAGAAGAAGCTGCAAGATTAGAAGCTGCAAGATTAGAAGCTCAACAAAATGTAGTTGTAGGTACTTCAGTTGTTACAATACTTGAATCAGAATTGAAAATACAACAAGATAGAGAAAAGGCAAAATTAAAAGAAGAAGAAGCTTCAAAATTAGCAAAGTTAGAAGCTGAAGCTGCTGCAAGATTAGAAGCTCAACAAAATTCAGTTGTAGGTAGTTCGATTGTTTCGATAATTGAATCGGAATTGAAATCGAAACAACAAAAAGATGCTGAAGAAAAAAAAAAAAAAGAACAAGAGGATGTAAAAATATTAAATGAATCAGAAATAGTATCTGCAGTAGCATCAGGAGTGGTTGTTTCTGCATCTATTCCCATACCACTATCACATGTAGTAAAATCTCTTACAGAACCTCAATCACTAGAAAATAAATTTGAAAATGAATTGAAAGATATAAAAAAAGATTTTTCCTCACTTTTTGTATTTGATAAACTAACTTCTATTAATGGCCAAATAATCATTGATCCTGATGATAATAAATATCCTATGAAAACAGGAACATATCTGTATAATTTATTAGAAAATCATTTCAAATTATTATTAAATCAAATACAAATAGAAGAAATAGTAGAAGAAAAAGAAGAAAAAGAAGAAAAAGAAAAACAAAAATACTTTTTTATTCTTTTTTTGTATTTAATTACTATTATTGATTTAGTATACGACTTTTACCAACATCCTAATAAAGAACCATCCAAGTATATATTTTTTTTTAGAGGAATTAAATTGAATGAAAATGAAATTTTTAATTATTATCAGGAAGAAAAATTATATGATTTAAAAAATAAAATATATGCTTTATATTCTGAATTTTTTTCTAAACAAATTATTTCTGAATTAATATTTCGTAATACAAAACATAGTGAAAGAGATTTAAAATATTTTATTGAGACGACAAAAAATGAAGACAGATATTTTTTGCATAGTCATTATTATTATGAAATAATGAAAAAATATTATTCAGATAATTTACAAATTTTTGAATCATTTTGTCAATCCCCAAATAATTTTTTTTATAATTATAAAAATAATATAAAAATTACTAAAGAAATAGATTATATTCATACAAAAGATTTACTATTTTCAACTATTTTTGAATGGCATGAATTATTACTTAAAATAACAAAAACAAAAGATGTTCGTATTAAAATAAATAAAATAATATTAATAATATTCAATCGTGAACTTATAGAAAGAAAAAGAGATAGAGAAGAAAGAGAAAAAAGAAAATTTACTACAGTAAGTAAGGATTACCAATCCCCTTCAAAATCATCAAAATTAATTCCTTCAAAATCAATAAGACCTTCATCTGCACCAGTAAATAAAAGAAGTTCAATAATAGGTGGATACAATATTGATACGAAAAAACAGTACAATAAACTCAAAAATAAAACATTCAAAAAAAGAAGATAAACATTAATTCATATATTTACATAAAGACAATACTATAATCTTATGTTTTCTATTGAATCTACTCAAACGCAACCACCTCAACCACCTCCTCAAAAAGAAAAAAAACAAAAATCCATTATAAACACAACATCCCCCACATATGAAGAAACTGCCGAAACGAATTACAATACACTCGACGCTCTTTTGGAAAAAGAAAAGCAGCAAAATAAATCCGATGCATGGAACAAACTCAATAAAACCGTCAAAATTCAAAAACTCCATCAATTCGCGGAAACATATGGCCACAACAACCAACTTCCCATAAAAGACATCAAATCGCTCAAACTCTTTTTCACAGAGTCGCTCGATAAGAACAAACTGCAAAAAACAAAAGACATTGTTTACGACAAGGAAAAAGGCACAATTACAAGTATTCCCGGCCTTTTTTTCAATCAAACGAATCGCGCATTCACGCTCAAAAATATGGACGTCAAACGCGTTTCAACCATCAAATCGCTAACACCTCACAAGATTAGTCTCAAAGAAATACCAAAAGATGATGCTTAATTTTGTTATTCTCTAATAACAAAATTGAATTAAAAATATTGAATTATTGAATAAATATAAAATAAATACAAAATGACAATATATAAAATGGAAAATATTGAAATAATATGTGAAGAAGACGGTGACATGACAAACGAAGACATCACAATCGAAGACAATGTAAACGAAGACAATGTAAACGAAGACAATGTAAACGACGAAGACACTGTAAGTACTGAATCCGAAAATTACGTTTCGATATTTGAAAAATTAACAGAATCAGATTTGGAAGAATTGGAATCCAATATCGAAGATATGTTGCACCATTATTTAGAAGAGAATTTCATCAATTGGTCAGATCCAAATTTCGTTGAAACTATGGTTGTTGACGTAACTGAACTTTTACATCAAGATTTTGTTCATGCAGGAATATGCGAAGACGACCAAGAATCAAAAGAAGAAATAGAAGATTATATACGCGAATATGCTACAATCGTATGCGAATCGGAATATATTGTACCAAGATCAGAAGAAGAATCGCAATTTAATAAAACAAATGTTGATAAAGAAATTATCAAAGAAAAAATAGAAAAATTGAGAAATAAACCGCAACCGCAACAGAGAACCAAAGAATGGTACGAATTTCGACATGGACTTATTACAGCGAGTAATATTTGGAAAGCTTTATCCACTGAATCTCAACAAAATAGTTTGATATATGAAAAATGCCAGCCGTTTGTAAATGGCGCGAGATTTGCCTCATGCACAACAGGTTCTCTTCATTGGGGAGTAAAATACGAACCACTTACATTGATGTTGTATAAAGAACGAAAAGTCCTTTGTAATGATAATTCAGTGGAAGATTTTGGATGCATTCGTCATGATACATACGAATACATTGGTGCATCACCCGATGGAATTGTAACAGATGAAACATCGCCTCTATATGGCCGCATGATTGAAATAAAAAACATTGTCAATCGCGAAATTGACGGAATACCTTTGAAAGCATACTGGATTCAAATGCAAGTGCAAATGGAGACATGTGATTTGGATGAATGCGATTTTGTAGAGACACAGATAAAAGAATATGAAACTGCAGACGAGTTTTGGCAAGACCAAGAACGTAAAAAAGGAATCGTTCTCATGTTTATGCCTACAGATGAAAATCAAGTTCAAGTACCGTTATACAAATTCATACCTTTGAATGTTGTATTGACAAAAGAGGAAACGCAAAAATGGATTGATACTGTTACTGTAGAACAATGTGATTACAGATTACAAGAGACGCATTATTGGTATTTGGAGATATTTTCATGCGTTACTGTTCGTAGAAATAAGAGGTGGTTTCAAAGTGCTGTACCTATTATATCGCAAATATGGGATACAATATTGAAAGAACGTGAAAATGGGCATGATCATAGAGCACCAAAAAAAAGATTGAAAACCAGTGTTATAGAAAAAGTTATTGTCAATAAATTAGAATAATTTATACACTGTCAATAAATTAGAATAATTTATACAATGTCAATGATATGATACAATTGAAGACTATATGTCGTCAATATCAACTTGTTGTCCTTCCATTTCAAATGTTTCGCCACTTAATTGTTCTTTCACTGTTTCATCATTATCATTATCATCACCACGTCCAATTCCAAAATCAAATGCATCTTCTATTTTTTTCGGTTTATCTTTCGATTCTCCTTCACCTCCACTCATTATCAATGGCAACAAACGTTCAAATCTTATTTTAGGTATATTTTTCAATTGATCCACTTCATTTGAAGAATAGACTTCCAATATATCGCAATTTTTCGCTTCTTTTTCCCAATGGCGCAACCCTATCAAAACAACACATCTGTCGGTAATAGTGCTAGTACGCTTGCCTCTTCCGCTAAATTTTTTGCGTATATGACCTATCAATGATAGTCCATCAATTGTCGTAACAGCACATGTGTTTCCATATAATTTGGTAACACATGCATATATTTCTTCATCACACTCTGACAGTCGTAATCTTTCACGCCCAACAGACGATTCATTCTTTCTTGCAAATGATTTCGCACGATTTCCACCAGTTTGATTCTTTACCATTTTTTGTATTATACAAATTCTTTTTTTCGCATTTTTCTCATCAATTTTTTATAACCTCATATAACAAAAACAAATGGACACTAATGAAAATATTGCAAACATTGCAAATATGATGAAAACACTTCAAACAAAAATCAAGAATGGGACTTTGAATTACGATGAATTACAACATGACGATAACGAACAAGTAGGAGGAGGTCCATATAATTATATGAAAAAATATCTAGACATGGTATTTTCAACGGAAACACAACTTAAAAAAGACCAACAAGATTCTTTAGAACGTCTTACTAAAATAAAAGAAGCCGAAAGTAAAAAGGAAGACGAATCTAATAAACAGAAGCAATTCGAAGAGGAAAATCTTCTGTTGGCACAAAACGAAAAAAATATTCAAGATGCCAAAGAAAATGCGCAAAAAATTAGAGAACAAGCAAATATAGTCGATCAAGAAAAAAACGAGGCTTTACAAAAATCAATAAATGCAAAAAAACAAGTTGATGAAGCAGAACAACAAGTTTCTGAAACCGAATCCTATAATAAAACATTAGAAGACGTCATAAAAATAAGAAAACAACATGTTCAAAAATCCGAAACAATTATGCAGGAAATATTTAAATCTCTTGGAAATAAAGAATTGGTTTCATTAGAAGAAACGCAAAAATCCATTGAAGAGAACGCTGCTATACAAGATATTCAAAAAAAAGTATTAGATAATTTGGAAAAGAAAACCGACGATTTATTGATATAAAAGATGTAAACTATGTAAACTATATAAACTATATAAACTTAAAAATAAAATTTTATATCATAATGCTTACGTTTCTTAAATTTTCATTTACTATTATAAATTTATCACATATAAAACAGATTGATATTCAACCTAATAAATATGATATTTATTTAAGTGATAGTAAATTGAAAGGCAGTTATGTTTTTAAAGTTGGTGATTTATATTCAAAAAGTAGTAAAATAGAAATATCTAACATTACCCATCCATATGATTATATCAAAATGACTAATTGGATAGAAAATTTAGATTGATAATGACCTTTGTAAAAAATTGAAAATAAATATTGAAATATAAAAAACGTATAACATGACAACTTTTAGTGACGATCAAGCTTACGCTTTCGAGCAATTCAAAAAAGGACACAATATATTTGTCACTGGTCCTGGTGGAACCGGTAAAACGTTTCTCATCAAACAAATGGTTGAACATATGAAACTTAAAGGCAAGAAATTCCAAGTATGCGCAATGACTGGTTGCGCCGCCGTTTTATTGCAAAATGGCGCGAGAACACTGCATTCATGGGCTGGAATGGGTCTGGCAAACGGCACTATTTCTGCAATCATACAAAAAATTACGAAAAACAAAAACTCGCTGCAAAAATGGAATGAAACGGATATTCTCATTGTAGATGAAGTCAGCATGATGTCTAAAAAAATATTTGAACTGATTGAATTATTAGCTAGACAATTGAAAAAACGCGATAAGCCATTTGGTGGTATGCAAGTGATATTTACCGGCGATTTCTTTCAATTACCACCTGTTGGTAATCGCGAAGAAGAAGACACGCAAAAATTTTGCTTTCAATCTGATAAATGGTACAAAGTATTTTCACAAGAGAACCATATTGAGTTATGCACTATATTCAGGCAACAAAATGACGAACAATATAAGCGAATTTTGAATCAAATACGGTTAGGCGAATTGGACGAAGAAGGTATAAGAACATTGCAATCTTGTGTTAAGAGAGAACTTCCGGAAAATACGGAACATATGCCAACAAAGATATATGCAATTCGCGCAAAAACCGATTATGTAAACGCAAATATGTACAATAAAATACAAGGTCCGGAATATACATATTCTTATGATACGAAAACAAATTTGGAAACTTATCTGGAAACTGGTGAACCGATAAAAAATCCTTTCATTTTGGAAAATTGTCATAATGCAAGCGAAGAAATAATTCAAAATGAAGTCGAAAAAATGCTGAATGCATCGAATAAACCGCAAACACTCAAATTGAAAGTGGGTGCAAAAGTCATTTGTTTACATAATATTGATTTGGCTCGCGATATTTGCAATGGTTCGCAAGGAGTCGTTACCAGATTTTCGGATATTTTACCAGTTGTAAGATATCAGAACGGCGTAGAAATGATTATGGAACCTGTATGGACACAATCCGAAGAATTGCCGCGTGTAGCAGTGTCGCAAATACCCCTATGTTTGGCATGGGCACTGACAATCCATAAAATGCAGGGCGCTACATTGGGTGCAGCAGAAATGGATTTGGGAAATTCGGTCTTTGAATATGGACAGAGTTATGTTGCACTTTCGCGAATCAAGACATTGAACGGATTGTATCTGTCGGCATTTGAACCGGGGAAAATCAAAGCCAACCCTCTTGTCAAACAATTTTACGAAACCATAAAAACATTCGAAAGAAAACCGTCACCTCAACCACCACAACCTCAACCTCAACCTCAACCTCAACCTCAACCTCAACCACCACAACCACCACAAACAACTACAAAAAAAATCAAAATTTCAATATGAATTATACTTACAGTTTACACTACCAAATACAATAAATCAACGATTTCATTGTAGGTACTTTCCCCCAATTTTGGCATTATTTCCTTCAAATATATTTTAAATTTTTCGCAACTTTCTTTTGATAACAAAACAGTGTTTATTATCAAATTTTTATATAATTTTATAGCTTCTGTAACTTCTTCTCTCATTTCAATATTCAAACCCGAATAAGGCAATCTTCGCAAAACTATTTCGAATAATTCGCTTCTTTTTATTTTATCATTTATCAATCTCTCTTCAATTATTCGCGTATTTCTCTCGATTTCCGCCAATTGTTTGAATATCATTTCAGTTTCATATTCTTCTTCACTATGCATTAAAACTGCTGCCATTTGTTCTTCTTCGCTCATTCTATTTTTATTGGTGGTATTCTGTATTTTTTCATCATCATCATCATCACTTATCAATTTATCATAATATTTTTCATCGAAATCTCTTGTATTTTCATTCATTTATTTTAATTAGTAAAATAAATAAATACTGTATTGTAATTTCAATTTTTTGTTTGGTTAACACTTATTGTACACTATACTATATTTATTACATCATCAAAATTAAAACGCAGAACCAAATGAACCTCCTAAAACAGAATTTGCAGCCATAGGACCCCCAAAACCATCCATCGATTGCATTGATTGTACCGGTTCATTAGATTTACTTGCTACTGGAGCAGGTGGAAATATATTAGTCTGCATTGTAGAACTGTCTAAATAATCCGCCTGACTAGACATATGATTTCCAGAAGAACCGCCAGATGAACCCGCGTTTTTATAGGAACGTACTTTCGCTTTCGATGACGACTCATTGCTGTCATTTCCGTTCCAAAGAGCGGAAGCTCTAAAAAAGAGAAGATTAATTTTGTTGGCTAATTTGGATTGAATAGAAAAGATGATGATAAAGAAAGGAAGAATAAAATTGGAAAGAGGTTCAAATTTGAAACCGGAGAAAGTGTTGAAGAAAGAAATAAAACGATGAATGAAAATAATAGAGAAAAAGATGAAAAAGATTTGAAGAAAGATTTCAGCTAAAATAAAAAAAGAAGATTTATCAAAATCGACATCAGGAAAAAGAAATTGTACAGATTTATTCAAAATAATAACAGGAATAAAAGCAAAAAGAGAATATTGCATAACATTCAAAAATTCAGCTTTACTCTCCTCACTCGTCGAAAACATATGATTAAAAAACGTTTTTTTTTCATCAAGACCACCACCACCACCACCAGAAATCAATGAATCCATTCTATATACATAAAAAATATATTATAACATCCAACACACCCCCCACACAAGTACTAACAAATATTATACTGTTAGTACTTTCTTAAAATTTATATTAGAGAACCTCCCACACAAGTACTAACAAATAATATCCCAATTATTTATCATTTAATATAAAGGTAAAAATAAACCCCATTAATCATTTATCGTTTCATATAAAGGTTCTCCATTTTACAAAAATATAAGAATCAAATCATACATCGTTTATCTCACACAAGTACTAACAAATAATATTCTGTTGGTACTTTCTCAAAAATTATATAAGAGAACACTGTATTAATGAATATCTAACTCATTAATCAATATGTCACTCATTTCTCGTTTCATATAATAGGTTCTCTATTTCACAGAATAAATTTTGAAATATAATATGTAAAATCAATCATACATAGTTTATAATAATTATCAACATAATGTACACTATGTTCTTTAAAATTATATTAGAGAACCCTGACATAAGTACTAACAAATAATATTATCTGTTAGTACTTAATCGAAAATTACTGTATATATAATGTCATAGGTTCTCTATTTCACAGAATAACAAAACTTATACCATCCATAATATTATTATAATTCATAAATATAATTAGAGAACTTCCAAAATACTGATAATAATATTCTGTTAGTACTTAATCGAAAAATTTCCAAAAAATAAAAATCCAAAAAATAAATTTCCCAAAAAATCAATGATTTCTTTTTTTATATTACGAAAAACATATTAATTAAATTAGTAATTAATATGAAAGTTATAGGTTCTCTATTTTGTAAAATGAAAACATGAAATATAATCTGTAAGTAATATTGCAAAAAAGGTTCTCAATAATCACAAAATATATCGAAATGATTAATTCTACAAATAAATAATAAAATATCACTTCTAACACCCATACAAGCAGACCAATTATATATATTTTCAGCATATTTATTATTATGATTAGCCACAATATATTTATAATAATCGTCAATAGAAATAGGAAGACGAGAATGATATGAATGTTGAGCATTCTCAAAAGACCAAATAGGTCGCGAAAAAGGAAAATCAAAACGAAGATCAACCAAAAATTCCAAAACAATATAATCATGCAAATAAGAATAAATGAGGCGATTCATGTCATCAGGCAAATTGGGAAAATAAAATTTGGGCATATATTTATTTTTATATTCAACTCGAAAAATATATCGACCATCCATAGATAAATCAATATCAAAAGAAAGAGAACCATATAAAGGAGCAATCTGAAAATAATCGACAATAGAGTCATTCTTAAAAAGATTATACAAATGGATTTTATTTCTACGAACAATAGAATGATTATATACGGACATGGTTATAGTAGTTTATATTAGACAATTATATTGAAAAATATTCAATCAATTTTTGAGAACGTATGCTATATAATATAAAAGGTAATCCGGAATATAAAGAAAATGACAGAAGAAATATTCATCACGAAATATAAACCATACCATTTAAATGATTTCGGTCTAGACGAAAAAAGAATGAAATTATTGAGAACGTTATATGAAATAGAAGATATAAATATTCTGTTGGTAGGTTCTCCAAGTTCAGGAAAAACAACGCTACTATATGCAATGATACGCGAATATTACAATTTGAAAAAAAACGACACTATCCCAGAAACAAATATTCTATTCATCAATCAATTGAAAGAACAAGGAATCAATTATTTCCGCAATGAAATGAAAACGTTCTGCCAATCAAAATGCTCAATACACGGAAAAAAGAAAATGATAGTAATAGACGATATCGACAACTTGAACGAACAAAGTCAGCAAGTATTTCGCAATTATATAGATAAATACAAACACAATATTCATATCATATGTTCATGTACAAATATACAAAAAGTCATTGAAAGTATACAATCACGCATACACATCATTCAATTACACCCGCCCGAATATGAACAAATAGAACGACTCATGCAAAAAATAATTGACGAAATGCAAATACCCATCCAAACAGAAGCACTCGAAAAAATAAAATCCACCATAAAAAAAGAAAATGAAAACATCGTACAAATGATTTTCAAAATGGAAAAAATGCATATATATAATGAGAACGTACCCATAAAATTAGAAGAAATAGAGAAAATGACGAGCAGTATAAAGAAAGAAGATCTGGAAAATTACATATTTTACATAAAAAACAAGAAACTCAAAGAAGCTATCCAAATATTGCAAAACATGGAAGGATATTCAGTCATTGATATATTAGACCATATCTACAATCACGTGAAAGATACGAATCAATTGACCGAAACACAGAAATACGAAGTCATTCCGTTCCTATGTAAATACATCACCATTTTCAACAAAATTCACGAAGATCATATCGAACTCGCAATATTCACCAACGATTTAATGAAATACATCACTACATAATATTTGCTTCACACATCCACTATATATCAATATCCTACTCATTTCTTGTTTCATATAATTCATTGGTTCTCTCCACAATATTATTCTGTAAGTACTAAAAATAAAATATCATCCACGATACGCTACATTATCGTCATCATGCTACACTACATCATCATAATGGCACCCTATATCAAGCATGCATCAAAACAAAACATCAAAAACAATATCTGTTGGTACTTATACAAAAATTGATACACTTTTTTCATACTCGAAAATTACACATTCCACAATACCAAAAAACTGCAACAACAACAACAACAACATGCTACCATCGGAATTAATCGCACTCATCACCCTTTATACGGGTGATCGCATTGTCGCATGGGTTCTCAAAAAATGGATGACACCACAAGTATATCGTTCCATACTACTCACCAAACGCCGTATACTCATTTACGGACAAGTGCAGTCAGGAAAAACGGCTGCCATGATGGACGTCATCAAAAACCCACTCTACACAGGTATTACCAAAATCATCATCATTCAAAATTCCCTCCTCGTTCTTAACCAATACAGAGACCGATTCTCCAAATCCGGTATACAATTTCAATTCATTGGCAAAGACACACAAATAATCGATAGCGATGTTCTCATACTCATGAACAATAAATTCAGATACAAACAATACTTGGCCGCCAAAAATCATCCGAAAAAATACATTATATTGATGGACGAATCGGATGCATACGCAACACACGTACTCGCGGAAAATGCCATTCACGAATACTACGTCACTGCGACACCACGAAACCCGCTATACACGACAGAAAAATTCTTCCACCGCATACAAAACATCGATCCACCAGAACAATACCAAGGCCTTAACCAGATTACCATCAAATACAATGACGCAACATTGACTCAAATTGTCGCGCAATTCCGCGAAGAAACTGCAACAACTGGCGGAATGATGCTCATCAACTGCTTCCAATATGTCACAGAAATGAGACAAATTGCTAGCCTACTATGCAACTCTTTTCCGACAATAGCATTCGTCACACTCAACAACAAACGCAGACTCTATATTGGCAAACATGAACGCATACTCAAAAAAAAATCCATCACTGGAATCATAGATATACTCAAAGACGCACCGCAAATTATCTTTATCGCAAATCGCATGTCTTTGCGTGGACTATCCTATACCTCTTCCGACTACACTAGACATCTCACACACCAATACAGCGACTTGCGCAATAAATCGATTACAAATGCACTACAACGCATGCGCATATTCGGTGTATACAAGGACCAAACACCTGTACAGCTCATACTGCCGAGTGACAATAAAAAAATAGTAAACAAAATGATTGGCGCACTCGAAGTAGATTATGAACTCAATCGATGGTTTGTTATGGCATAGGTTATGGCATAGGTTATGGTACATTGGTACATATATAGGTAGATAGGTAGAGATAGGTAGATAGGTAGATAGGTAGAGATAGGTAGATAGGTAGAGATAGGTAGAGATAGGTAGATAGGGTTAGGTTAGGTTTATAATTAATAATTATTTTTTTGTATTATGGTTATTAGGGTTATCGAGAAATGAGTAACATATTAATAATTGAGTAGGATATCGAGAAATCATATAAAATATAATGAAATAATAGACAAGTTCTCTTTTTAAAAAAGAGAACCTGTATCAATGATTGAGAGTATGTATTGGGTTAGGGTACAGTACCACGAATACGACCGAAATATGGTACGAATACGACCGAAATATGGTACGAATACGACCGAAATATGGCACAAATGGATTACACTACAAACAATATATGTTGGTACTTATTGAAAGAGTTTATAAAAAATGACACCAATCAAACCAAACATCAAACCAAACATCAAACCAAACATCAAACCAAACATCAAACCAAACATCAAACCAAACATCAAACCAAACATCAAACTAAAATCAAACAATATATGTTGGTACTATTTATCAAAGGTTCTCCAATGTCAATTTATCAATCCATAAAGACAATGTCAAATAATCATTGTAATCATTTTTTTTACAAATGAGAAGATCGTCGGTCACACTACTTATTCCTCCGGATCCAAGTAAAAAAGAACCGTCGATATGTAAACGATTGAACTCTATAAAATATTTATTATCTTTCATAATAATTTTATTGATATGCGATGTATTTATAATTACATTTGTCAATTTCAAAAACTTCATAATACAATTATTACAAAAAAATTTTTATATCACATCACATAATAAATAATGCATTTGTTATTGTAGGCACAACCAAATTATATCCATAATAATTCACGTCAACAGTATCGAAAGGTTCTCTCAAATCAGAAACAATAATACTATTATCACCAATATTATCCACCATCAAATACCGAAAATTTTTACCAAAACCACTGCTCAAAATATCATGTAAAGCATTAACAAATCCTCGATAAAATAATTCACGTGAATTACTTTTATGAAGAGAACCCACAAACTGCAATAATGCTCCGACATCATTATCATGACCACCCTTTTCATATTGTGTCCGAGTATCACGAAAAACGTACAAACAAAAAGCCTCATTCGCTCTACAAATCATATAAATAAAGAGAACACGTCTGCGCACCAATTCCATAATATTACCAATAGAAGTCATACATAGTAAACCTGAATCAAATCGTTGCAAAAAATCCGTCAATAACCCCGCATTTTTCGAATGAATACTTACAAGAATAAAATGTGCAGGGAGCAAAGGTCTAGAAAATCCGCCGCGAATATCGTAAAAGAAAGATTGAAACGACAAAAAAGGACAGATACCGGCGAAAGCATCGCCTTCTTTCCGAAAAATGGCGCCGCGAATCTCACTGTCGCCAAATCCGTCCATTCCCAGAGTTCGCCAACAATGAGTCGCCATCAATTTCCGCGAAATAGCCGCATCAAAGTCACGACGCAAACAAATAAAATCCATGAAATACATATCCATGTTGACAGCACCACTACCACCACCCATACCGAAATATTGAAAACGGATACTACGACTGCTAATACATGCATCAATTCGCGGTTTTTGCGCGATATTATCATGACGATCACTATGACGATCACCATCATTTATCAAAACATTTTCAGTACCAACAAAAAAAGAAAACAAGGAAGGAAATAAATGACCCGCATGATATGCGTCCAAGTTCTCCAAATGAAAAAGAAATAACGCAGATTCATCAGAAATATAATGACACTGCAACAAATCGACAATCTCCAATTTTTTATCTGTTGGTATTTCCAAATAATCCACCGTCAAAACGTGGTCAAAATCACAAAATTTGCCTGGTTTCTGACCCTTTTTCAAATTTATAATAAATGGTACTGACGTCGAATAACGCCAAAAATCATAGGAATGAAATACAGGTTGCGAGTTCCAAAAAGGATATACAATTTTGATGTAGGCAATCCAGACCAAAAAAAGCAAAAAAATAAAAGCCAAATAATGAACAATATAAAATCGAAAACCGTTATCTAGGTTCTCCATTATTATATAATAAATAAAACAATAATACAAAAAAAACGTGTATAAAGTTGTTACAAGGTTCTCTCAAACATGTAAACATATTGGTATGCATCGGAATAAGGCGAATCCAATAAATTCCATTTTGCTTTTACAACAAATCCAGATCTCAAAGCCAAAGAGACGACATCGTCGAGAGAATACATGTATAAAAGAATCTCATTTTCACGGACATGCCGGGTCTTTGCATCGATAAAAGACTCACGGTGAGCCGTACATCCGCAACTACTTCCCGCAGCAGCAGCAGAATCAGCACCATGAGCAGAATTATCCGACGACGAAAAATCATGAACATTGTAAGTAGATTTGTATGCAAAATCCAAAAAATCAATTTCAGTATCAGTGATGCGACTACCCTTACGGCCATTACGGTCATTATGAGTGCCAGTGCCAGTGCCAATAGCGGCCAATGCAACCGGCGAATAAAGCAAAGGATCCACCAAATGCACAAACAAATACCCACCAGCAATCATCCAAAAATAACAATTTCTAAAAAACCGCAAAACCTCGCTCTCTTTCCATTCGTACAAAGTCATCCCCGAGCAAATAACATGCGAAAATTGCGACCGATCGAATTGCATAGAATCCAAAACATCACCTGCAACAAAATGCAAAGAGTCAATATTATTCTGTTGGCAATAATCAATCATGTCCTGCGAACGATCTATACCAGTGGCTTTATAACCTGCACCGACCAATCGATGAATCATTGCTCCAGTTCCAGACCCGACATCTAAAAACGAACTATAACGCAATGTAGGTTGACTGACATGAACAATAGCATCCATCAAATCTTCTGCTCTTTTGTCGGAAAGCATGATTTCATCATAAATTTCTGCGTAAAAAGAATCATAAATACCAGAGCCGGTTTTACTAATAAAAGCCCGTTGTTGTTGAAATCCTTCCGCGAAATCCCCGTAATTACGACGGTACCAATACAAATATAACCATGCCAGAGTCAAACATAATAATAAAATAAATAATACAGGATGATAAAATTTCATATATTATAGAGTCATATAATATAAGAAAGAATAACATAAAACAACTCAAACACTCAAAACCCATTACCACGTAATTGAGCACGTGTATCATTGAAAAATTTCAACGAACCAACTTCGGGTTCAACAATATTGGAAGACGCAGCAAAAGAAGGTGTTTCAAATAAAAACGGATAAGGTTGCTCTTCATTAAGAGAACCGGCAACAGGTCTATTTCTATACAAATCACTGTTGGTAGAAGGCACAAAATATCGCTGGTTTGCATTAGAAAGAGCAAAATATTGATTTCTCAAATCGGACTCTAAAGCGATATTTTGCATATATCCGTCTGTAGGACCAGCAAGAGATTTATCAGATTTATCGGAATAGTCTAAATAGTTATTCAAAGGCACAGTGGGAGTTGTGCGCAAATCAACAATGGGAAAAACGGAATATTTGGTCATTGCAGGCCGAGGATTATAGAGGGGTTTCAAAACATTGTTTGATTTTTCAAAATTATTTCGTTGAAAAATACGGTCATTTAGTTCATCGGTACGTGCATGTTGTCTATATTCAATTCCATCTACTAAACCATAAATTTCAGACATTATTATATATTAATATATTAATTATATAAAAATATACATAAAGAATCGCGATATTATATAATGGGTGGGTGATAATGATCCCTTTGGGTCCTATAGTGTAGTGGTTAGCACTCCAGACTTTGAATCTGGCGACCTGGGTTCAAATCCCGGTAAGACCTTTAAAAAGGTATAAAATTTAAAAAGGATAGGATTCTAACAGCAATTTTTTGCCTATTAAGCCGGTGACCTAGGTTCAATTCCTAGCAGAAGTATAACTTCTGTAGCTCAGTTGGTAGAGCACTGTAAATATGAATT